TGGATAGGCTTTAATCATCACTTCCTGTGGAAGATTAGCGATAGCGCGACGATCTTCGTGGATCATACCCGCATCCTCTATCTCTGAACGACGACGTTGCTCCATGCCACCCGCATAAGGCTCTTGGAATCGGCGTGAACTTCCTTCATAGAGAGACTTCTCCATGCCTTTGCCTTCATGATAACGTTTTGCCATAGTGGCTCCTTGGTAGAAACTGCAGCCGAACTGCAAGGTTTGACCTCTAACTACCTACGCATACTTGGTAGGATGGCATCACTCTGGCAGCGTTACATGATATATACAAGAAAAAATCGCACCGGCAAAACCTCTATGAAAAAGTAAAATCCGGTGCGACGCATTACCCCTAAGTAATTCTGTACGCTATTCTATCACAATCCGCTGTATATTCCAGAAACCTCGCCGCATGCCATGAGGTCGAGCTACACGGCATGGGACGAGGGTCAAAGTGGAAGTACGCCTGTGCAGACAATACCTCAGTAGAGGAAGAAAGATTTTATTTTCGCGAGTGCCTGGGAAATGCAGGATGTTCGTGAAAATGAATATTAAGGGTTAGGGTCGGGACGGGATCACACATACAGATGGGGCACTCACAGAGATCTTCGGTGCAGCCGGGGCAGCCTTCTTCCATCTCGAGACAGATCTCTTCGACGGTGATTCTGCGGGGCTCGGGTGGTCGGTTCTGCGCGTTATTGGCTATGATCACTAATAACATCATGCCTAAGAATACGTTTATACTCATACTGCTCCCATAGCTCCTTGCTGGGCCTGTTTCTGCGCTTCTTGATGAGCCATCGCTTGGGAGAGGTCGAGTATCTTCTTGAGCTGATCCAGATCAAGATGTTCGATCTCCTTCGCTGCTTTCACCAGGTTTAGTATAGCAGTATCGTGATCTTTTTCAGCAGCCGCTCTTCGTTCAATCGCTAGCGCTCGGTTCTCTTCGACTCGACTGACACGTTCAAGACCCAGGCCTTTATCAGCAACGGCACGAGCTTGAGCCAGTTCAGTACGTGCCTGCTGCTCTTGTAGAGCTGCCTGCATCTGCATCTGCTGAGCTTGCATAGCTTGGTCACGATTCGCTTTAATGGTCTCAACGAGCTGTTTCTTATTCTGGATAGTAGCTGCTTCAAGTAATGTTTCATCAGGGATCGGTACTCCTACCTCGCGTAGCTGTAAGAGCTGCGCAAAGTACATCTGTTTCTGTGTCGTGGTATTCAATCCTTCTTCTACCATAGCGTCATATTTTCCGAAAGCCTTGCTATAGAACTGGGCAGCCGGCTGCTGTCCTTCAAGGATCTTCTGGATCTTGCCGGGCGTATAGTTAGTTTGCACGAGGTCGATGAGGAGCTTTCCGAGTAATTTTTGCGCTCGATCGAGATGATCGAAGAGTACCTGAAGAGTGGTAAGACCAGCTCCCTGGCGCAACATGGAGAGGATTCCCGCTTTGTCATCTACAGCGCTGCCGAGAAGTTCTTCGTTAACGCCAGAGATCTCTTGCACTTCCTTAGCCAGCAGCTCAGACAGCTGGATCATGGAAGGTGGTACTTGGGGAGGAATAATCTGCTCCACATCAGACATTTGTGCCTCTTCCTTGAGCGCAAGGCCACGGCCCTGTCCACTCAGGAAGATATCTTTCGGATTTACCAGTGCATTTTCTTTGTACTTAAAGCCGGAAGTGATCTGACTCTCTAAGATGTCGAGTTCGATGATGCGTCGTCGGTTGTAGAGATACTGCGCATCCCGTAGACCTCTAACCACACCCTGTATGCGCGTTGGAAAATAGGGCATCTGAGGAGCATAATAGCTAAACATAGGAACAAAAGGATATGAATCGATTCCCATCGGGTTTGGCCCATCATACATCACCTTTCCCTGCACAACGATCGCCAGATTACACGTCGGTATCTCCTGCTCGATCATCGTAACTTGGGGATACAGACGCAAGAACTGCTTCAGCGCGTCTTCATTAGAGCTACGCCACTCCATCACTTCGCCAGTCTCTGTGTCAGCTAGCATTTTCTGGGTCCGATAATCCCTATACCAGTACTCATCGTACGTCAGTAAGTTTTTCATCCCATAATTGTATGACTCGGGCATGAATTGGAACTTGCCGTCTCTGCCCGTACCGCTATCATTACCCACGAGTCCGAGGATCTCTTCGGTATGTTGGGGGAGGAGTGAGATACACTCTCGCTTAGTGAGAAAGGAGCGCTTCCAGATGAAGTTACAGTCGGACAGGTCGGTTTTTCGAAAATAGGGATCGATGAGGAAGCTGTTATATGAGCAGTTATCAACTCGAATATTTCCCGATATTGGGTCGGAACGGTAGTCTACCCATACATGGAGTAAGTTCATACCGGTGACAAGAGAGCCTTCAAAGGACTCAGAGATGGTCTCGAGTATACCTTCTTGGTTAGCAAGCCACATAAAGATCTTCGTAAACTGGTCCGCCGTCTCCGCATCTGCGTTTTCCACGGGGGTAACTATGGTAGATTTACGATTGCGGCGTTGGTAGCCGCTGATCATGTTAATTACTCGCCGTATACGGTTAAAATTGAAATTCCTACGACGATTAGCAGGAAGATTGCCATAAATATCAGACCAAAGTTGCTGATCACCTGCGTGAAATCTAGTGTCTGTATCAGCCTCAGCCCAGAAAGACTGGTTGATAGTAATACTCTCGGCATATGACGCCTCCATTCTAGAAAGAATTGGCTTATCACGTTCGGTATAGTATTGCGGGCCTAACTGGGGAAAGAGCATTCTGGACCCTCATAAACTCTGCGCAGGAGAATGATTCTGCCCATAAGCTATGAAGGTCACACGAGATATGCAATAGAATAGTTACTGTCGACAAAGTGTCTACGGTTGAAACTGGGACAATATGTCACGGCTTCTACTTCTTGAGATCGTGATACTGTAAGGGATCATTGAGATTCCCCGCATGTTCGAGGATCTGGGCGCGAGAAAGCTTGAAATATTCCTGGGCCTTAGCGAGTGCTCGCTCGGGAGATTCTCCCTTGCTTACCATCTTGCGCACAAAAGCGACCGCTCGGTAGAGCATAGGGTCGGTTATCCAGTCGCCGGAGGATTCAGAATTCTTCAGGTGATGGGATCGTGGCTCGGGGAGTGGAATATCTTCAAGGAGCATCCAGTGGGACATGTCACGAAGCGTCTTATGTTCATTGGCAGGAAATCCGTTACCCCATACGGAGAGAGGCCACTTAGCGAGAGGGTCCCAGGGAAAGGTCCCGGTATTCGTGAAGGCGAAATAGCCGGGCTCTTTCATATTGGTCAGCAAGATGGTGACGTTAGAGGGTGGCTTAGTTCCGAGTGGGTACCACATCTGATTCCCTATGCCTAGTAATTAGAATTTTCTTCCCTGAAAAACCTGGGTAAATTCTCTTTATCTCCGTATACTGCTTCACGGTAACGTTTTTCTAATTCCTGAGGGCTCGCACCATCGCGAGTCTTAGGTAAACAAATAGCGAGGTAACGTAGCGCATCAGCCCAATGGGAGGACCAGTCATGGAGTGGATAATCTTTATATACTTTTCTTTTGGAATCGTACTCTTGACGGTAATTTTCAACGGCCTTAATCAGTGGTGCACATGCGACCTCGTCAACCCAGATCTTACTCAGCGCACTACGCACCGCCTCTATACCATCCACAACGGAAAGATCCGGTGCTACTGTAAACGCAATACCTAATTGCCGAGCCTTCTCGAGACGGGTCATTCCTGTCCCGAACTCTTTTACCTTAATATCATGCGGGGAGAAATGCCTCCCGTATGAATAGGGCTTATTCTGAAGCACCTTAGCATAGTGCTCAAGGCCCTCTTTATTCTTCTCATAGCAGTCGATAATACGGACGGTCTGGCCGATGGTCTGAAAGAAGATGATGGTGGTAGAATCCCTGACACCAAGATCCCACGCAGTATGCACCTTAAATCCTGCCTCCCAAGGCACCATGCCGATCTGTCCCTTCACCCGCATGCGATCTAAGTACTTGGCGTAGTACGATCCCTCAACGCCCATAGTGAACGAGGTATAATACTCCTGCTGTATCAGATCATCGGACATAATCCCCTCAGCCTTCTCCTTCTCTATTTCATAAAGCGGGATGTGCTGGGTATCATCAACGGTAAGCTTTAAACAGAACCATTCCTTCGACTGTACGGCAATCTGATATAACTCCCAGAGGTGATTCTTGCCCCGTGGCGTGGAGAGAAAGAGAGCCCATCCCTGGTTCGCCGTGAGAATGGGACGTATATATTGGTACGCCCGCGGATCCTGCAGTGAGTATTCCGAGAAAATAACACCCCTCGGGTTAGTACCCATAAGGGAATCGAAATTATCAGAACCAACGAGCTGGATAAGTGATTGGTTAGTGAGCTTAATCTTCATCTCTTGTGAGTTCTTAGATTCGATCAGTTCTTCGGGTATGTAGTCCAGGAATCGCTGGCCATCGTTGGTCATGGAATCCCAGATTACCTTTTTGGCCTGAGAATAGGTCGGGAAGATATAGTAGTAAACTCCCACATTGCGGAGTGCTTGGCGAAGACAGAGATTAAAGGCACAGACATCCTTTCCTGCTCGGCGCGGAAGAATAGCCAGAACCCGTTTATAGCCCTTGTTCTCAATGGCGTCAAAAATGGGGAGCTGGTATTCTCTCGGCTTAAAGCGAGATAGTTTGATAGTCGTCTCTACGCTCATATGTATTTTAATCCCTATCTCTGCATCTCAAGTGCGCTACCCAGAGATCAAGGCATATACCATGGAGCCTCTCCCTGTCCTTTAATAGGTTCCCTATAAGCGAACTCTTAATAGGGCAGCAATCATGCTCGTATACCCTTTCTTGAAGGTCAGCAGCGGTCTCTAATAGCTCATCAGGACTCACTTCTAATAACTCGCATAGATCTGCAATGAGATCATGGTGTTTATTGTACTTCATTCTCCCCTTCCTCTCTTTTTGAAGGTCCGTAGGGACGGATTTTAATCTTATTAATTCGGGCGTACATGGCGTAGTTATCGGCCAGTAGCTTCTCCACCGTGCGCAATAGCTTAGGCGGGGGAACTTTTAGCATGACACAGAGATCGCGCACCATATCGAATCGCTCCATAAGCTCATCGTACTCGGCCTTAGTCACTATCATGAGATCTCTTTTCGGGTACAGTTTCGGTTTCTGGATACTTATCCAATACTACAACTATCTTACTCTCTCCCTGGCCCTCCTTCTGGGACATCTCCTTTTTATAGGCACGGTATTCTGGGTCATACATCGCAAGCGTTCCCAAGACGATCGCAGCGTTAAACTGATTCGTGAGTCCCATTCTCTCTCTTCGATTACAGATTACCTGTCTCGCAATATCGATCGAGTTGCGCATTCCTTCATGCTTATGGGCGGCTTCGTACATTCGAGCCTTAGGTAATCCTGATATCTCACAGAATCCCCCGAGACTGATAGCCTCATCCTGCTGACACCATAAAAGAAGATCGTGTGCGAGCATGTCTAATTCTTCATCAGTGCGCGGAGAGAGTCTAAAGCGGTGTTCA